AGCTACGTTGAAGGCTGCGCCTCCGGTGACGGTGGCCGCTGCCGTGGTGTCGGGGGTGACCCTGAATACCGTAGTCCTCCTTCTGACTGCCGCGTACCTGGTCCTTCAGATTGGGTACTTGGCCTGGAAGTGGCGGCGAGACTCCAAGAGGAAGGAATGAACCTTAAGGTCATCGGCGGCAGCATCGCAGGCGTGCTCCTGCTGGCTGCTGGGCTGGTGCGCCCATGGGAGGGGTATAGCCCTGAGCCCTACGTGGACATCGTCGGCAAGGTGACTTGGTGTTACGGCGAGACCAAGGGCATCCCCAAGGATTCCTACAAGCGCGAAGAGTGCGAGGCCATCCTGCAAACCAGCCTTGGCCGGCACCTGAGCGGGGTAGCTGCCTGCATTGGCCAGCCGCTGACTGAGAACGAATGGGCTGCGGTCCTGAGCTGGACCTACAACGTCGGCGTGCGCGCTGCGTGCGGTTCTACGCTGGTCAAGCGCATCAATCGAGGCGAGCCGGGTTCGGCCTGGTGCCCTGAGCTGCGCAAGTGGGTCTATGCCGGCGGCAAGCGGGTGAAGGGACTCGTGAATCGGCGCGAGGCTGAGCTAGCGTTGTGTCTTAGGAATCCGGGCGCACCGCAGTGAATCCGTTCTGGCGCCTGTCCACCTACGCTCTCGCGGTGCTGGCGGTCATCGCCATTGTTGCGGCCCTGTACTTTCGCGGAGATTCCGCTATTTCCGATGCCCGCGCCGACAAGGCCGAGTCGGAGAGAGATTCGGCTCGCGCGGAGGTCAATGACCTGAAGGCTTCCAGAGACGCCGAACACCGCAAGGCCAAGGAAGCCCAGGCCATCGCCGCCAAGTACGAGGACGAGAAGCGTGCCATCGAAACTGAAAGCGCCCGTACTGTGGCTGACTTGCGTGCTGGTCACCTCCGGCTGCGCCGGGAACTCGGTGCGCTCTACACCTCCCAGCTGTCCGGTTCTGCCGCCTCCGCCAGCGTCAGTGATGACCAAGCCCAACGCGGAGCAGAAATTGCGGCAGCTGCTGTTCGAGTCGGCGCCGAGTCCGATGCCCAGCTCCGAGCCTGCCAGGCCCTGATTGAGGCGGATAGACGATGAGCGGCAAAGGCGACAAGCCCCGCCCCAAGTCAGTGGACGACGAAACCTACGGTTCCAACTGGGACCGAATCTTTAGCCAAGGAGAAGACAAGTGGCAAACCCCAGCCAAGTCCTGCGAGTCATCGCAGGAAGCACCGACAAGGAACCCACCGCAGAGGTCGTCCTCGTAACCGAGAGCGGCGCAGCCCTGCCGGGCGCGAATCTGCCGGCACTGCCGACGGTGAACGGCGACTACACCCTGCGCGTTGCATCGGGCGTGTACAGCTGGGTGCTGGAAGGCACCTGATTTCTAAAGTAGAAGCATTTAGAAATGGCTGGTCGCAAACCCGGTACTGCTAAGACGGGTGGGCGCAAGAAGGGGGCACCAAACAAGCTATCGGGGCAGGTTAAGGAGATGATCCTTGCTGCCCTTGATGAAGAGGGTGGCGTGACCTATCTGCGCCAACAGGCGCGGGATAACCCAACAGCATTCCTAACCTTGGTTGGCAAGGTACTGCCCATGACGGTTCAGGGCGACCCAGAGAACCCGCTGCACTACACGATAGTCGAGCGACGCATTGTCCGCCCTGGTCATCCCAACAGCTGAGGTCTACGAGCCTCTGCTGGCCCCTGCGCGGTACAAGGGGGCATGGGGCGGTCGAGGGTCGGGCAAGTCGCACTTCTTCGCCGGCAAGCTGATTGAGGACTGCTTGGCTGAGCCTGGCGAGTCTGGAGAGGGGATGAAGGCCATCTGCATCCGCGAGGTGCAGAAGGACTTGGCGCAGTCCAGTAAGGCGCTGATTGAGGCCAAGCTGCGCGACTTCGGCATCGGCGAGTCGCAGGGATTCAAGGTGTTCCGCGAGGTCATCGAGACCCCGCGTGACGGCCTCATCATCTTCAAGGGCATGCAGGACTACACCGCCGAGTCGGTGAAGTCGCTGGAAGGCTACAAGCGCATGTGGTGGGAGGAGGCCCAGACGGCCACCAGCCATTCGCTGAACCTGCTTCGCCCAACCATTCGCGCACCCGGCTCCGAGCTGTGGTTCAGCTGGAACGCTCGCCGCAAGACCGACCCGGTGGACGTGATGCTCCGGGGCGCCGAACTGCCTACTGGCGCTCAGGTCGTCAAGGCGAACTGGCGAGACAACCCGTGGTTCACGCCAGAGCTTGAACAGGAGCGGCTGGACTGTCTGCGGATGCAGCCAGACCAGTACGACCACATTTGGGAAGGCGGCTACATCACGATTGCTTCGGGCGCGTACTTCGCCAAGGGGCTGGCGCAAGCGCGTGTCGATGGCCGGATAGGCCGCGTCTCGGCCGACCCGCTGATGACGTTGCGGGCCTATTGGGACATTGGCGGCACCGGGGCCAAGGCCGACGCTTGCGCCATCTGGATTGCTCAATTCATAGGCAAGGAAGTCCGGGTATTGGACTACTACGAGCGGGTAGGCCAGCCGCTCGCCTCTCACATCGAATGGTTGCGCTCCAGTGGATATTGCAAGGCGCTATGCGTTCTGCCGCACGACGGCGCCACGAACGACAAGGTTCACCAGGTCAGTTACGAGAGCGCGCTGAGGTCCGCTGAGTTCGAGGTTCGCGTGGTCCCGAACATGGGCACAGGCGCGGCGAATCAGCGCATTGAGGCGGTCCGCCGGCTTTTCCCAAGCATCTGGTTCAACGAGACCGCCACCGAACCTGGGCGCGACGCCTTGGGGTGGTACCACGCCAAGCAGGACGAGAAGCGCGGGATTGACTTGGGCCCAGACCACGATTGGGCCAGCCATGGCGCCGACGCTTTCGGGCTGATGGCCGTGGACTACCTACGCCAGCCCACCAGCAGCAACCACGCACCGCTGAACTACAGAAGGATTCGCTAGGGATGGCAAAGGGCCAGAAGCTCACGGATGAGCAAATCGAGGCAGCGGCACGGGAAGCCCTTGCCACGAGCCTTGGCGCCCCCGATAGCGATGTCTATTGGGCACGTGAGCGCAACCTGGAGTTCTACAACGCCGAGGCCAGGGGAGAGCTGGCGCCACCTGAGATTGAGGACCGCTCGGATTTCGTAGCGACCGACGTCCCGGACACCGTGGACGGAATGCTGCCGCAGCTGATGCGCATCTTCGTCGGGTCGGATGACGCGGTGACGTTTGAGGGCCAGGGGCAGGAGGGGAGTGAGAACGAGGGCAAGTTGGCGACCGCCTACGTCAATCACCTGTTCTACGTCCGCAACGACGGCGTGGGCATCATCCACGACTGGTTCAAGGATGCGCTTCTCCAGAAGGTTGGCTTCGCCAAGGTTTGGGCCGAGGAAGAGTCTCAGGACGCCAAGCAGAAGTACCAGGGTCAGACGCCCGAACAGCTTGCCATGCTGATGCAAGAGGGCTGGATGCCCCAAGGCGACCCGGAAGTGGATGAGGATGGCCTTCTGGCCTTCACCGTCGCCAAAGAGGACAAGCGCGTCTGCATCAAGGTCGCAGCGTGCGCCCCGGCTGAGATGCGCGTGGACGTGAACGCCCGGTGGGGTGGCGAGCCAGCCATGATTGCCCAGCAGTTCTCCCGCCAGCGCTTCGTGCTGGAGGAAGAGGGCTATGACGTGTCCGATGTGGGCACCAGCACCCGAGCCGTGCCCGGAACCGCCATGTTGGAAGAGCTGGGCGAGACGGACGACTTCAGCTACTCCGTTCCGGACGAGTCGCACGAGGAAGTGGACTATGCCGAGGTCTACATCAAGCTGGACCGCGACGGCGACGGCATAGCTGAGTGGCTGAAGATTTGTCTGATTGGCGACAAGTTGGGCGTCTACCAGAACGGTGAGGTCGCCATCGAGCAGGTGGATGACCACCCGTTCGTGTGGATTTGCCCCATTCCCCGCTCGCACGCCTTCTTTGGCGACTGCCCAGCGGACCGTGCCATCCAACCCCAGAAGCTGCGGACCCGCACCATCCGCGCCATCGAAGACAACATGCTGCTGACGGTCAATCAGCGGACATACGTCAATACCGACGCGGACGTGAATATTGATGATGTGCTGGACAACCGCCCCGGAGGCGTGGTTCGTGGCACCGCAGAGCCGAGTAGGGCGCTGATGCCCATTGTGCAGCCCTCGCTGGGCGCACCTGCCTACCAATTCAACGAGTACATCGCCAGCTGGGCCGAGAACCGGACTGGGTTCAATCGCTACAGCGCCGGCACCGACCAAGACGCCCTGAACAAGACCAAGGGCGGCATGGAGCTGCTGACGGCGAAGGCCGACATGCGCATGGAGCTGATGGCGCGCTTCTTTGCCGTGGGCATGCGCCAGTTGTTCGCCAAGATGCTGAAGCTGGCGATTCAGTACCAGAACGTGCCCGAGATGATTGCCATCAACGGCCAGTTCG